GTGTCCGTTGGCCTGTCTGAAAAACGGGTCGTGACTTTTTTTCCGTTGCGCTTCGCGGTTGCTCGAGCTGAGCCGAGTCGGCCGCCGTGTGATCGGTTGCAGCTAAGGTGCGCGATGCCTGCTTGGTCGAGGCTGGGGGCAATTTCCCCAGTTTCTACTAGGGGTGGCTCGTGGTCTGCTGTTGGCCCGTCGGGGTGTGAGCCGGGCAGTGTCATGTCGACGGGGTAGCCGCATCGGATGCAGGTGGGTTCGCATTTGGCGAGGACTTGCTTGCGCCATGCGCGGTATTGGGCTGTCGAGTGGAGGCTGCTCATGGCTTGTACTTGGCCAGGATGCGGTTGACTGCTTCGACGGGGTAGCCCTTCTGTCGGGCTTGGCAGGCCATGAGCCAGCGTTCGTGAGTGTCTGGTCGGCAGAACTGGCAGGGGCTTGTGTGGTCGGTGTCTATCCAGCCTCGGTAACAGATGATGTGGCCGCAGTTGCAGTTCGGCTTGCGACAATGTGCGTCGAGTTCGGTGGTTGTGTGCATTTCGTTTCCCCTAGCTTTGGGCCCCTCGTCCCGACCTTACCCCTGCGGGGTCAGGCCGAGCGGCCATTGGTTGTTGGGTTGGTCTTTTCCCCGATCATCCTCTAGCCTTTCGGCTTTGCATCTTCTCCGCAACCATGCACCCATTTCCGCATGGCAGGCCCACCAGCTCTGACCTGGGTTAGACCCCCCGACTGCTGGGGCCATGGCATTAGAGCGCTGCCATGCGGCGATGGTGCTGTTCGTTAGTTAGATGCTTCGGGGTGCTGCTCGAGGTAGGCCTGCCACACGTGGGCCTGGAGCCTGCCACGTTCGCCAACAGGTATGCCGACCTTGCGGGCCCATGCCCGGACATCCTTCTCGGTTGCGATCATGCGCTGCCTTCCGTGAATGCTTCGACCGTGGTCGATTCCTGCATCTTCTCGATAACGTCTGACGCTTGCTTTTTTGTCAGGTCGTCGAGGCTGGTGACGGTAGCATGATTGGCGGCCATTAGGCAGGCATTGACGAGGCCCAGAAATTCTTCCTTTGTGGTCACGCCGAGATCTTTGGCAGTTCCCCGGATCTTTCCTTTCTGTGCAGCTGAGGCTTCACCGCTTCCGCCGTAGACCTTTGGCGCACCAGGCAGGTTTGGCACAGGCTGACCATTAGGGAAAGTCTCGACCACAGGTTGAGGCTTATAGAACGGGTCATCCTCGGGCGTGCCCTTGAGCCGTTCGGCCTTCGTCATCTCTGTCATCGAGGCCCGGAACTTCTCCTTGGAGTATCCAGCTGTCGCAAGTGCCCGGCCCAAGGCCGACGTCATGCAATTCTCAAGGGCTGAGGTGCGATTCACGGGAGAACCGCCGACGACTTCCTCGGCGTAGTCTGAGGCGATCATCACCCCCGCGACCCATACCTCGGCCCTGCCTACGTACTGAAGCGGTCGCCCCGTGTCGTCCCGCTCGACATGCACTAGCTCGGTGAGCAGTCGGCCGTCGGCCTTGTGCTCTGCCCAAAATTTGTGGATGCGGGTGTCGACGGTTTCGTACTGGCTGAGATCAAATGCCACTGTTGGCCGCCCATACTTCGACGCATCTCCATGAGCAGAAATGCTGGGTGAGTCCTGCTCGAGGTGTGAGAGTCAGAAATGCTCCCTCGTGCATCATGTCTCGGCAGTGGTTGCATTGGTAAACGATCATGCGAGTATTTCCCATTCTCTGAGGATTCGGCCGTGATTGCCTTTGACTATGGATGTGGTAAAGCCCGAGGCCTTTATCAAGCCTTTAGACGCCCATGAGTGCATGAGGGCGCCTATCTGGTTAGTAGATCCGCAGGGTAGGCCCACGTGCAGCCTGAGGTCGTCGGCGGTGATTGTGTGCCCAGGCCCAAGGTTGCGCCGGTAATCGTTGGCCCGCTGGTGCCATTCGGCATCTTTAACGACGGCAGCTGTTGCTGCGGCCTTGGCGCTATAGCCACTCCCACCAGCACACCAGCCGCAAACTCTATTACTGAGAGGCCGACCACAAGTAGAGCAGCTATCAACCGTTGTGTCGAATAAGGTTCCATGGTGCATCGTTTCCCCTTCGTGTTTGTTTGTGTTTGTTAAAGGCCTGGAGCCTCGAGCCAGCCGATTAAGCCCATGAAGGCGAGGCCGACTGCTGTAGCGCCAATGTAGAACAGGACTCTGACAAAATACTGAAGCGACATTTCCCCTACTTTGCTGGTGTGCAGGTCCAGCGGCCCCCGGCCCAATGCTTCGAGCCTGACCACTTTCCCCGGTGATTGAGTGTTTCGACCATGGCCGCTATTTGGAGATTTCTGGGCCATTTGTGCATTTCGACGGTGCGTAGATGTGCGGCGAATTGGCGGGGCTTGGGGTGCCAAGTCTTGAGCCAGTCGAGCATCATCCAGGTGGCCCCGTCGGTTAGGGCGTCATTAAATTGGAACATTCCAAAATAGCCGTTCGCCCGGTTAGTGCTTTTCGGGTTGCTGTGTGATTCACGTTCGGCCACACAATGCACGTATGCCGCTTGATCGGGCGGGATTACGTACGTGGGGCCTGCGAGGAGCGCCGCAGCTGCTACGGCCGCCACAATCACACGGCCTCAATGATCGTAACGGTAGACGATACGCGGGTGCGGGTAATTGCTTCCACACTTTCGCGGTTTACTCGCCTCTGGCCCCCGGGCGTCTTGTGCCCTTCGATTATGCCTTTGTCCACGTACTGTCGGACTGTTTCCCGAGTTACGCCCAAGATTCGGGCGGCCTCACCGGGCTTTATTAGTTCGCTCATCGTTTCCCCTTTCGGGTCAGACATTAGCGGTGTCTGCGCTATTTGCGCTTTTATTTCTTGGGCGTGTTGAGAATTGGCAACGGGAAGGTCTGGGCGTTGTTTTCACCCTTGGTCGAGAATGACACGTGGATGTGGTGCATGTGGCCGTAGCCCGAGCCGCGCCACTTCCACATCGAGTTGGCGTAGGTGCCCGAGGCTATTTGATCGTTAAAGACTACGTACTTGATCCGATTAGCGCCCGGTATGCCCGAGGCTGCGTAGGCGACGATCTGGTTAGCAAGCCTCTGGGCTGTGCCTGGGTCTTTTGGGTCAAGGTCGGCGTCTATGTCGAGTGCGTGGACCAGACCTCGAGAGTCGGGATTGTGGTCTGACTGTCGGCCGGCGTGTGCCTTGTCGCCGATCCATCCGTCTGAGCGCTTATCGCGCTTGGGCCAACGCTTATTGACCTGGTTTCGGAGGGTCACGCCTCCAGCGACTAGCCGGGCCATTACTCGCCCTCGATTTCTAGCTCGGGCATCGTGGCCGTGTCGTCCACATGCGGCCTTGAGTTCTTGCCGTATCGGTAGTCGTCACGGTTGAGGGCGTTCATTAGGACGGGGATGCCTGCGGCCCCGAGGGCCACGATCAGGGGGTGAACGTTGGAGGTGGCAAGCCATGAGCCTAAGGCCCCGAGGAGGGCTCCTGCGAGGCTTTTAGCGACCGTACCTTCCCAAGTAACCGCCAGCCATTTACCCATGACTCACCACCTGTCCTAGAGCCGACTTGCGAGGTCGTCTATTTTCGCCGCTATGTCGGCCAGGCTGTTCCCGCCGTTGCGATAGCCAGGCTGAATGGTCTTTGTGTAGCGCTCGATCTCTTGGCGAACGACTGACCGAATGAGCCAGAAAAGGCCGGCAAGGATCGCGGCGAAAATGGTTATCACGCCGACCGCTACGCCGACGACATCTGTCCACTGCATGGCCCAAACTAACGATTCTTAAGGCGCTCAAGCACGATTGCCCGGGCGCGTTCCGTCGAGCTAGTCGCCTTGGGTGCGGCCTTTTTGGCTGTGCGCTTCTTGGGCTCCTCGACCGGCTCTAGTGCCTCGATGATTTCCTCGGCCTGGATGTCGCTCACGGTGTCTCCTCGGGTGCTGCGGGGGGAATGAATTGGTCGAGTGTGGCGTCATAGGCCCAGCTTATGCCTGGGTATGCGCCTCTAAATGAGCCGCTGTAGGAGCATTGGAGCCAAATACCGTCTAGGCCTAGTGAAGCCTGGAGAGCCTGGCCGAGGGGCTCTGAGTCGGGAAAATTACCCCCGTCGATGTCAGCATTGTTGATGACCTGTACTTCTAGAACGGTATTGCTTTCGTCTATGCGTGCGAAATGTGCCATTAGACCGCCACCCTAACTATGACTATGCCTGATCCACCTGCGCCGCCTGTACCTGCTGATGCGGCACCTGCGCCGCCGCCGCCGCCGCCAGTGTTTACAGTGCCAGCCGTGGCGGTTCCTGATTGT